GAATACATAGGAAAGTGTATCTATCTTATTGCCGAGAACTTGGCACATAAGCCCAGGTTCATGAACTATTCATATGTTGATGAAATGAAATCAGATGCCATTGAAAACTGCCTAATGTATTTTGACAACTTTGACTCGGACAAGTATAGCAACCCATTTGCCTACTTCACACAGATCATCTATTATGCCTTCCATCGCCGTATCAACAAGGAAGAAAAGAATAGATATGTAATGTATAAGAAGTTTCAGGAAAGTGTTTTAGATTCCTGCGTTTCAGATTTGATGCTTGATAATGACGGCAATCATATGATACCCACTACAATGTATGATAACATCAATGACTTTATAGATAGGTTCGAGAAACGAGAAGAAGATAAGAAAGCCAAGCGCAAAGAGAAAAAAGAAGGTCTTGAAAAGTTTGTAGGAGAGGATGATGAAGGAAGAGAATCAGTTTGATGTACCATTTCAGGTGCAGACACTAATCACAACATTGAAAGATAAGAAGGAACGAGTTCATATTCGTGGCAACTATCGTATGCGATTAGACGGCATACGTAAGGCCATTGATAAGGCTATTACTGATTATGATGTTGAGATGGGTACGGTTCCTTCCAAAACAAAGAAGGTACCAAGATAATGGATATAGATGATTTTGTCAAAGAGGTAGACCAGAATATAGAATGGTTCTGTGATAAGGTAGTAGAACCTGTTCCTTTAGATAAGCAAAGCAAAGAGAAGATCATGAAGCGTATGATCACCTTAGGATGGCTTCGTCAATCGGAATACGAAACTTACAATGAAGCTACCAAAGAAGATTGACGAAATCATTTTTATGGTATATACTATATCATTGAACTTGTTAATAGACTTTAAGGATTGGGTATGGCAAAGATTGCGATGGTAACTGATACACATGCCGGGGTCAGAAATGACAACCCGGCATTTCAGTTGTATCAGAAGCGTTGTTGGAAATGGTTCTTTGATTATATCGATGAACATGATATCAAGAATATTATTCATCTTGGTGATATGTATGACCGCCGTAAGTATGTGAACTTCATGTCCGCCAAGCGCCTGCGTGAGGACTTCTTTGAACCTTTAGCCGAACGAAACATTGAAACTCATATCATCGTCGGCAATCATGACATGTATTACAAAGATACCCACGAGGTCAATGCCCTTGAGGAAGTGGTGCGTGGTAAGTATGACAATGTTCATATCCATTCTGTTCCTCAAGTAATCAATGTCGGTGGTATTGACATTCAAGTTATCCCCTGGATTACAGAAAGTAACAAGGTAGTCTCCCTTGAAGCAATCACAAAACCTAAAGCAAGTATCCTCATGGGTCACCTTGAGTTGAATGGCTTTACTATGCACAAAGGTCAAATCTCTGACCACGGAATGGATCGTAATGTTTTTGATAAGTTTGATAAGGTTTACTCAGGCCACTATCATCACCGTAGCACTATTGGTAATGTATCCTATATTGGCGCTTTTGGTGAATACACTTGGGCTGATTACAACGATCCCCGAGGTTTTTCGGTGTTTGACACGGAAACATCTGTTCTAGAGTTCATTCAAAGTCCTTATCGTATGTTTAGGATTGTTAAGTATGATGATGTTGCTGATCCTAATATTGTAGAAAGAATACAGAAAACGGACTTTAGTAAGTTCAAAGATTGTTACATCAAGTTGGTTGTCGTCAACAAGTCTAATCCTTATGCGTTTGATTTGTTGTTTGACTCCATGTATAAGGCAGGTCCTCTTGACATTCAAATTGTAGAGGATGCTTCCGTTCTTATCGAAAGTGAAGAAGATTTGGAGGTAGACGAGGCAGAAGATACAGCAACTATCCTAAGAAAGTATGTTACAGGACTCACGTTGCCTGTTGACTCTGACAGAATGAAAGAATTTATGATAGATATATATAATGAGGCCCTACAAGTTGAAACTGTATAGAGAGGTTTGATATGATTAAAAAACATGCGCCTTGGTTGCTGTTCATTCTCGTTGCCATTGGTTTGGTAGGAATGATTTGGAGTGAACCAAAGAAAAATGCCGTGAGTGAAATCGGTTACTCTGACTTTATTGCTCAGGTTGATGCAGGCAGAGTTCATGATGTTACTATTATTGGTTCTGATGTTCATGGTCACTACATGGATAACAGAACGTTTACGACGACTGTTACTGGTGTCGGAAGTCTACTACCAAGACTTGAAGCCCACAAAGTAAACATTACAGTTAGAGAAGAAGGACAGAATGGCTTTTGGCTAAGTCTGTTTATCAATCTTCTTCCTGTTTTCCTATTCTTTGGTCTATGGCTTATGCTATCACGCCGTGCAGGCGGTGGTGCTGGTGGTGTTATGGGTCTAGGTAAGTCAAAGGCAAAACTTCTTACAGAAAATAGCACTAAGATAACATTTGATGATGTTGCTGGTGTAGATCATGCTAAAGAAGATTTGCAGGAAGTTGTAGAGTTTCTACAAGATCCTCATAAGTTTGAAAGACTAGGTGGTAAGATTCCAAAGGGTGTTCTACTCGTTGGTCCTCCTGGTACTGGTAAGACATTGCTTGCTCGTGCTGTTGCAGGTGAAGCAGGTGTTCCATTCTTTAGCATTTCAGGTTCAGACTTCGTTGAAATGTTTGTTGGTGTTGGTGCCAGCCGTGTTCGAGATATGTTTGAACAGGCAAAGAAGAACGCACCATGCATTATCTTCATTGACGAAATCGATGCCGTTGGTCGTTCAAGAGCAAATGGTATCTCTGGTAATGATGAAAGAGACCAGACACTAAACGCTATGCTAGTTGAAATGGATGGCTTTGAAACAAACGAAGGCATCATTATCGTAGCAGCAACAAACCGTGCTGACGTTCTAGATAAGGCTCTATTGCGTCCAGGTCGTTTTGATAGACAGATTCAGGTTCCTAATCCAGACTTTGTTGGTCGTGAAAAGATTTTGAAAGTTCATACTCGCAAGGTGCCAATTGGTCCTGATGTCGATCTAAAGACTGTAGCAAAGGGAACACCAGGCTTCTCTGGTGCCGATCTTGCTAATCTTGTTAATGAAGCCGCTCTATTGGCAGCAAGACGTTCAAAGCGTATTGTTACTAAGATTGAGTTTGAGGATGCTCGTGATAAGATCCTAATGGGACCAGAGCGCCGTTCATTGATGATGACTGACGAAGAAAAGAGAATGACTGCCTATCATGAAGCTGGTCATGCTCTCGTTTCTCTTAACATGCCAGGTTCTACACCTATTCATAAGGCAACAATCATTCCACGTGGTCGTGCGCTAGGCATGGTTCAGTCTCTACCAGAACGAGATAAAATCTCCATGCACTATGAAGAAATGATTGCCCAGCTTGCTATGGCTATGGGTGGTCGTGTAGCAGAAGAAATGATCTTTGGAACAAACAAGGTATCATCTGGTGCATCTGGTGATATCCAGCAGGCTACACAGTTGGCTCGTGCTATGGTTACCGAATATGGTTTCTCTGACGTTCTGGGAAGAATGGCATATGCAACTCCTAATGCTGATATGTTCCATGCTCCTAAGATTGCCGAGTCAACACAGAAGGTTGTTGATGGTGAAATCCTACGTTTGGTTGAGGAAGGATATAATACTGCAAAGAAAATCCTCACAAAGAACAAAAGAGACCTTGACACACTAGCACAAGGTCTGATAGACTATGAAACTCTATCAGGTGATGAAATCAAGGATCTTTTAGAAGGTAAGATTCCAACGAGGGACTATTGATATGACCGAAGAAGATAAGCTAATGGAAAGTATAGAAAAACTGGGTATGGAAGAAGGCACTAAACACTTGTCTTTTGATGAAAGAAAGAAGATGTGTATAGAAAGATTGAGTTTTGCGGATAAGTTCAAAATTCTTGAAGAAAAGGTCAAAGAAGGATTGATTGGTGAAGAAATCGCCATAGGACTTTTTGGTAAAAGAAAAGCCAAAGAACTATTGGGTAAAGTAACTAAACACTAACGGTAATACATGCTAACTTTTCATTATGTCAAGTGGAAGAACTTTCTGTCCGCCGGTAATCAGTGGACAGAAATCTCTTTAGATACACACAAGAATACCCTTATTATGGGACACAATGGGTCGGGGAAGTCAACCTTCCTCGACGCATTGACTTTTGCTTTGTTTGGCAAGCCGTTTCGTAAGGTGAGCAAGGGTAATGTGGTCAACTCTATCAACAATAAGAATTGTATGGTAGAGATTGAGTTTACCATAAACAATAAGAAGTATAAAGTCATTCGTGGTGTCAAGCCTAATGTGTTTGAAATCTACTGTGAAGGCACCATGGTCAATCAAGATGCATCTGTTAAAGACTATCAAGATCACCTTGAAAAGTTCATTCTAAAGATGAACTATAAGTCCTTTACACAGATTGTTATTCTTGGTTCGGCCTCATTCACTCCGTTCATGCAGTTATCACCTAACGACCGTCGTGCCGTTATCGAGGAGTTGCTGGACATTCAAATCTTTTCTGCTATGTCAACGGTAGCCAAGAACCGACTTCAATTGAACAAAGAAGGTTTGGAGAAGAACCGTATTGTATTGACAAGCAAGGAAGAGAATAAGACTTACATTGAACAGACATTAGAATCCTTACGTGCTAACAGTGAGGAGAAGTTAAAAGAACTTGAAGCAAAGAAAGAGAACTTAGAACTTGACCTTAAAGCTGCCGAGGTCGGAGTTGGTAATCATAAAGCATTGCTTGAGAAGGCAATGGAAGAGGATTTGGACCTTACATCACTAAAGTCAAAGCATTCCAAACTCATTGGCTTCAAGGCCAAAATGGAGAACAATGTTGAACGTTTACGCAAAGATAATTCGTTCTTTGAGGAGAATGATACTTGTCCTACTTGCCGGCAAACTATTGGAGAATCATTCAAGAGTGAGACGGTTTCAGCTAACACTAAAAAGATTACAGAGATTGAGGACGGACTAAATAAAGTTACCGACCAGATAGACTTGGTTCTATCAGACATAGAGAAAATTGATGAAGTTCTCACAAAGATCAACG